ATCTGGTATTGTTGCCGCTTGTGTCTTTGTTGCCCAAGTATAAAATGCCGCTTGATATTCTGTTAATTGTAATTCAACAGTTAAATCAGAATTAACTTGCATACCTTGTACTCTAAATGTTTTAGCAGAAAAAGCTGGAGTTGCGTGAGTTACATTTACTAATTCCCCTACCATTAAATCTAATCCTGTTGCATCGCATCTTAAAGCAACATTCATATTATTTCTGCTTCTTCTACAAATTACTTCCGCTAGTTCTTCTGCCTGATAAATATTTGTAATAGTAGGAAAATCAAATCTGCCTTCCTGTAAAAAATTACCATCAGCAGTTTTCATTGTTGCGTGTCTATCTGCACTTGCTAATCCACTATCATCTACAGGTGGCCATTGTATTTCGTCTGCTTGATAATTTTTATCAGGATTAACAAAAGTAACTATAACTCTATTAAATCTACTATTTCTTGATAAACTTGAAACTTTAATTCCACCTAGAATGTTATCTTCTGTTAAACTTATTGAAGCACTTCCAGTTGATTCAGCTAAAACTTTATATTCTCCATTTGCATAATTAAGATAACCTCTAAATCCTGATACCATTTGTTTTAAATTATCTATACATTTTTTTTTGGTATCTAGGACATGATTCATATCCAATAAGTCAATAGCACTTGCAGAACCATAAGGAGTAACATCTGTATCGCAAACATCTGCGGCAGTTTGCCAATCAGCATAATCTCCATCAAAATAACTATTAGCAATTCCTAATCCAAATCTTGTATTTCTCATATAGTCTAAAGTACAAAGAACAGGATTATTAGACCATGCCCAAGTTGAAGCTGTATCTTCTCTATGTGAGCCAGAGCCACCAGTTTTTGTTCCATCTAAATTTGGATCATAAACTTTTCTTCCTTTAATAACTGCTTTAACATCTGGTATTCCCATAAAACAATCTTGATTCCATTTAAACTTAAAAGCCAAATAACTAACACCTCTTAATCTATGGTTAGATGTCCATGATGATAATGCACCAACTGTTGTATTATAAGTTTGATCGTCCCTACCATCATACCAAGTAACAGATATTTTAGAATCACTATCTTTATAAAAATTTGAATCTCCACTTCCTACTGTTCTTTCTGTTCCATGTGTTAATGTACCAGACCAAGTAACTAATTTATCATCTATGTAAATTTGTTCGCAAGATTCAACTCCACCTTCACATAAGGCAAAAATCATATAAAGAAATTCATTGTCAGTTCCTGAAGTTTCTAGGAAAACTGCAACGCCACCAATTTTTCTTTGCCCATAAATAACAGGTAAAGGTGCGTTTGAAGAAGTTTTATTTACTAATACACCTTTTGCTACTTGTTCTGGAATAGAATCCATATTTGGAGTGTCTGGTGTATCTGGTTTTTTTAACCAGCTTATTACTTGAATACCTATTGAGATAGCTGTGAACCAACTAGAATATTGTTGAAAAAATTTAAGTTTAGGTGCAACAAATTCAACAACAGGAGCAACAACATTATCCATTACCCAATCTATTGGCCCCCAAAAAGATTTAATTCCTGTTTGGTTAACAGGTCGTCCTAAACCACCTAGTTTTTTTAATTTTTCTTCTTCATCTTTATTAATATAAGCAATAAATTCTCCAGCAGGAGCATTATTATTTAATATTTTTTTTGCCCAATTTATTTTTAATCGTTTCCACCAATTCATTATGCTCTACCCCATTTAATATCTCTAATTGTTAAAGCTGAAAATTCAAAACCTTTATCTGATGCAAAATGTCTTTGTTGAGAAGTATCGGCAGTAGTTCTACCATTTATCTTTTCAAAATTACCAAAATGATTTGTTGCTGTGATTGATAAACTAGCAGTAGCACCACCATCGTTAATTTGAAAATTTGATAAATTACCATGAAATAATAAAAATGGATCAGCGATAGCAGTAGTACCACTTATTACTGCTCTATAAACTTTTATATCAGTACCAAGAACATCATTATTTAAAACAGTTGAAATTAAAGATTGATCTACTCCACTAAATATTAAATCAATACTATTTTTAATTGGAGTATTAGATTCTGGAACATGACCTACTCCTAATAAAGTTCCATCAGCATTATAAGTTTGAGAACTACCTTCAATATCATCTACTATATCAAAAGAGTTATCTGTTTTTCTTACAGGTGTTGAAAAACCTAAATAAACTAAATGACAAAATGTAGGTGTATCTGCTAAAGCGTTTTTTACTGCTGTTGTTAACCCTCTTGACATTTTTTCTTACCCCATTTCCAAGTTTGAGTTATTGATTTTTTTTCTTGTAGTTTATCGTTTTTAGAATCTGTTTCTGTTACACCAACTTCGACTGTAGTTTTATCTGGACAAACATTAGTATTACAACCAGCTAAACCCACCCCAATTAAAGTTAGGAAAAGCAATAATATAACTGTCCTTTCATTTATCATCTTTCTTTTTCTTTTTCTTTTTTTTCTTTTTAAATTTTCCATCAATCTTTTCTTCCATTGATGATACTTTTTCTTTGATAAGTACCATATCTGTTGAAAGTGAAAAGGTTCTTGATAAAGTCCAACCACCCAACGCAAGTAAAATTGCCAACAATGCTGTAATAAGTTTTTCATTCATTATTTTGTATATCCTGATGAATCGTATTTATCTTTTACTATTTTAACTACTCTCATTTTATCGCTATATTCATCTTTCTCAATAATAGCATCTACTTTTCCACATTGCATTCTAACATTTTCTGGATTAACTGAACGCTCAACTTGTCTTTTTGCCTTCAAACATGATGACATTTTTTGATCTTGAATATAAGTATGCTCAATAATCCCACCTTGATAAAACATACAAAGCACTATAATTCCACTAGCTATGGTTTCCATTTGCCCTCACTTTGTCTTTTAATTTTTCTATTTCATTTAATAATCTCTCTACATCTTTTTGCAACCTTGAAATATTTGTGGCATTGTGGCGAGATTCTTTAAGTTCATCTTGTATATCTTCAATATCTTTTATTGCATCTTCGATCAAAAGAAATTGTTCGGAATCTGCTGGAAGCGACCCAAGTTCTCCACGCGGCCAACGAATAGAAAATTCTACAGCACCTTCTAAATCTTTTTTAATTAAATGATTATCTGTTTCTAATGTATTAAGTCTTTCAATAATTCCAAAGTATGCCCATACACCAATAGCAACAGCACCTATAATACTTATTAAATTTTTTAATGGCATATCAACTGATGTATTTTCAGACACTTTCATTAAAACGCCTCACACACATCAAATTCATAATTATATAAATCATTAATACCTAAACTGTATTGTTGAACATTTCCTGTTAAATAAACAGTAAAAGGAACATCATCATAAGTTACAGTTTCATCGTTAGATAAATTTTCAATAATTGGTGGCTCAATAGTTACTGTAGCCGCATTAGAACTTGGAGTAACATCGGAAACAACCATATATACTTTTGTATGCCCAGAAAATTTTATAAAATCTCCAGCTTTAAGTGAACCAGCACTATCTGCATTAAACCCATCTATTGCTATTGTTGTATCTCCAGCAGTATGCGCACCATTAACAGATATTGTTGTAGTTTCAGAACCTTGTGCATCTTTTATTTTAGGTGGAATAACAGTAAAAGTTTCTTTCTGTCCTCTTTGTTTAGTTATAAAAGCAAGTATAGGTGCAAATTCTGCTCTAGTTAATAATTTATAACTACAAGTAAATTTCCATCTTTGATTATCAATTTTTCTAGCAAATCTTCTTCCACTATCAGATATTGAAATTAAAGTATTACTTTCATCTTTAAAATTCATAGCATTAAAAACAGGTGATGTAGGTAATTGTCCACTCATTAAATTAAATTACTCTTTCCTTGTTGATTAACTGCACTATTAATCATGCTAACTATCATACCTCTTTCATTAGCTAGTAACGCTTGAAATCCAGCAGTATCAACTGCATTAATAGTAAAATTAACATTTACATTTTGTCCACCCATACCACTTGGAAGTATTGTACCAGCAGTATTAGGAACAAAAGTTTCTGGCCCACCTTCTCCAACCATGTAAGGTTTATTTTCTGAAACTAATCCACCTTGTCGTCTTGGTGTAAATTTTTGTGAACGTATTTGTGAAACTTGTGCCATACCAAAAGCCAAAGCTGAACTAGCCGCAAGATAACTATAAGGTGCGTTATATGATGCAAATGCTCTCATAACTGCCGAATAAGTATTAACTATTGCTTCTGCAATTTTATGTGCTTGTAACATTTTAAATGCTTTTTTAGAATTACCTGACATAATAGTTAGTGTTCCTTCTAAATTATTTTTAATATCTGCTTGTGCTTTTGCTCTTATTTCTCTTTCTTTTTTTGCTTGGTTTTCTTGAACATTTATAAACAGACTTGTTAATTTACTTTTTCTATTTAGCCAATCTTCGTATTGTTGTCCTCTTTTATCTATTTCATTTTTTTCACCTTTAGTAATTTCTGTTTCTCCATCTTTTTCATTTTTTACTCTTGTTTTTGTTAAATCAAAAATTGTAGCGTTCCAATTTTGAATTTCTTTTAACATTTCGTCTTGATTAGTTTTTAAAGTTTCTGTTGTTTGTTTAATTTCTCTACTTAATGCTAAACCCCATTCTCCTACTGCCATTAATAAAGCAGTTCCAAGATTGTATGCTTTAGCTTCCATATTGGATAACTCATTTGTAAAATCTATTATTCGATATTTAATTTTAATAAAGCCAGTACCAATTTTACCAACAGTATTAATAAATTTTGTTCCTAGCCATTTTCCAAAATCTTCCATACTTCCGTGCGTTTTTTCAATGTGCATTAATAAAGTATCTCTTAAAGTATCTGAAACTTTTTGAATTGCTGGTGCTAACGCAACAGTCATGTGATTTGCAACGCCTGTAAATAATGATTTAGTTCTTGACATTGAATCGTTTGCTTCTTCAACTGCCGAAACCATTTCTGTTGTTAAAACTAAACCAAATCTTTTTGCTTCTTCTGCCATTTCTTGCATACCTTCGGTTCCTCTTTCAATAGCAGTTAAGAGTTCAATATTTCTTCCACCAAATAATTTATAAGCGGCCGCAGTTTTATCTGTGCCATCTTCCATATTTCTTAAAGCATCAGCAACTAATTCGAATTGAGCCATTAAATCTCCATTCGTTGCTCTTAAATCATCTTGGGTAATTCCTAATTGTATAAATGCGTCTTGTGCAATACCAGTTCCTTTAAC